AGCAAGTGAGTGGCCATTGTAAGATCTCCATCCAAGGCAAGATACAGTCGTTGTGACTGCGTCCACACCAAGGGTTGGGGATCATCTCCAGCTCCAACAAACTCCTGTACCCGTTCAAAGTCAGCCTTTATCATTCTATAAAAACCTTTAGTCCTGACTTGCTTTGGTACCGATTTCATAATCTTCCTCCTAAACGATGCATACGTTCTGTATATGGGGTTCGGGTGATTCTTATTCGCTTGAACAACGCAATCATTAATCACAGCAGGATCCTTATCCGTCACAGCGGCCATATTCCATATCCTACTTATAGGTCGTGCCAGGAACACCTGATCTAACTGAGTCAGTACTTCACGTCCCAGGAAACTGCATCCATCTCCTAAAACAAAGTCACTGGCTAACCAACCTATACCTCCCACAGCTCCCTTCTCTGTTGAATAAACCTGCTTCCATGCGTCCATGAAAGTTTCAACCTTATCAGATTCGATGAAGAAGAAAGCGTCATCCCATGCTACGGAAATCCATACATCGTAGCGTTCAGGGTTATCGAGTTGACATTTCAAACCTGCCAAAAAGCAAACAAACCATAAAGCAATGGCAACTCGCAAACTGTTCCCTCGCGTCGTCAAATTTGGCTCTCCGCTGGTCACACCTCGTCGGTGTTTCCCACGGGCAAGAACAGCTCCCGATCTCTTATAACACGCCTCCTCCAAGTCTATCCTAAACAGTTGTTCGGTACGTTGAGCCATGTCATAGAGTTTATTAATCTCAACAAGATTATAGCCACAATCCATAGCAGCCCTCTTGTAGAATTTCTTGTGCATGTACCAATCTATCCCCAGAATTACCTCATTATTGGTACTATCAAACTGACCATGATCGAAAGCGCCCTTAACAGGGTTCTTCATCTTCGCTCGAGCTTCCGTCATCGTCTTGGACAACTGCTTCGGGCTTTTCCGGACGGCCAAAGCTCGACCAAATCGAGTCCTGTATTGCAACCAGTCCAGTAATCGCCGTGAAACGTGTCCACCACAAGATTTCCACCATTCAGGAGGGTTAAAGATAAATCGCATCTTGTAGCTATCAGGGTTCTTACTCCCTTTCTTATGTTGAGCCTCCATCCTCTTACCCATAACATTGTATGTCCGCTTACATCTACGACCCGCGATAAAGTCTGTATAGCCACGTAGATATAAGGCCTTCTTTCTCTTCTCGATATCAGCCAAATAGACATCAAAGGGCAAGGATTCTGACTCGTACATCAGTTCATCAATTTTCGTCTTCGCGAATTCTAGCACTGTACGAGCCATTGACCCAGGGCGGACGGGCGGGAGACCTTGACGTCCTTCTAAGCCCTGTAACATGTTTTCAATATCATCACTGGGAAAGCGGGGTCCATCTTTCGTGTATTGAATAACATTTACCTTCTCTCTGCGGTCTTGCTGTACCAATCTAGTCAAAGTACGTCTCCAAGCAGAGAATAAAGGGGTCCGCGTCAGCTTAACGTTTGACGAATCACCGGCTGACGCTTCCAGGTGACGTTTCTTAGCCTCAGAAACAGGCATCATATAATCTTGGACCTCTCGTTCCTTCATTGCAACTGGAAGGGCATAGGTAAACCTGTTTACGACAGGTACAGAACAATTGTTCGATCCTTCACGACCTATGCGAACCTTCCATGGATCAGGCCCCAAATCTGGAAAGCCTAGGGGTCCTCCGCGACGATTTAAGAATGTCCACCCCAGACCTCCAGCAACAGCCCATATAGCCATGGGGGCTCCATAGGATGCCAGAAAAGCAGGACCTCCAAGGCGTGTAAACACACCATACAGTCTTTGTGCCTTCTCCGTTATCCCACTATACCTCCACAGCCACTTAATCGGGCGCACTGCCTGAGCTCCTAATTTAGAGGCTCCTCGATATATCTTCTCACTATAATAAATAGCATTCAACCATCTGTGGGTCTTTACAACAAAAGCTTTATCAGTAGTGAGAGTAAGCTCCTCCTTGTACAAATGTTGGCACCACGAACTGCTTTTGACTCTAGCCAACTTCACCTTCTGCTTATAATCAAACATAACCTCCTCGAACCTGTTCACTTCAGCCATTAATAGTCTGCGATATCTTTCAAGGGTGTCCAACCCAACAACTTTAGCATCCTTATAAATGGCTAGGAAGGCTATGAATTCACTTGTGGTCTTGACCTGATCATCTTTAAATGCTTTGATCTTATCTCTACTGGTCAAGAATGTTCTAGCGTAAC